GCTAAGCTACTAACATCTGTTACACCTGATTGCCAAGCTGATCCGTTATATACTTTTAATTCATTACCAGAAGTATCAAAGTAAAGATCACCTGTATCTAAGCTAGATGAAGGAGCTGAACTTGCTACTCTATAACGTGCAGCAAAATCATTAACACTAGAAATATTTGTAGCTACTGTATTTACGTTAGTTATTGATCCTCCAACATTATTAATATTAGTTACATTAGTTGCACAAGTATCCATATCATTAACGACACTTGTTACTGCTAACGTATTCATATCAGCTACAACATCGGTAGAGCCTAATATAGCTAGATCAGCTACAACATCAGTAGTACCTAAAATAGCTAAATCAGCTACAACATCAGTAGTACCTAATATTCCTAAATCTTCTACAGCCGCAGCTGTACCAAGACGAGCTATCTCTGTAGCTTTACTAGCAACCGTAGTTACTTCAGTTGCTTTAGGTGTTTGTCTATGGAATGTATAAGTATTTAATGTTGTAGTTGTTTCTAAAAGCATACCGAATGTAGCGGCATAAGTAGTGCTATTAGCTAAACCAGTAATGGTAACTGTTGAGTTACCGACAGTACCATTAGCAATTGTCGCCACTCCAGATCCATTAGAAACTAAATTACTAGCAAGAGCTTGTATACTAACTATAGTACCTGTACCATTCTCAGGATCTGGATTAGCATTTGGGAAAGATGTTTCATTTGCTATAGGTACAAAACCACCTACTTCATCAACTAAATCAAGAATACGAGCATTAATAGCTCCTGTTGTAGCAATTTTAGTATCACCAGAACTCCAAGTATCACCACTTTCTATTGTTTCTGTAGTATCTTGTCTGAAATATCTATCATCTGAAGCTGCTGTAGTAAAATATGTAGAATCATCAGCTGTGATACCAGCGTTTTGTTCAGCATTAGTTACAGTAGCCGCTGCTCCTAAAACTGTAGCTGTAGCTGCATTACCTGTACAAGACCCAGCTGAGCCAGATGTATTACCAGTTACATTACCAGTTACATTACCAGTAAATGAAGTAGCTGTAAGTACACCTGTTGAAGGATTATAAGTAAAACCACTGTCAGTTTCACCAGCTAAATTTCCTGAAACAGCACCAGCAAATAAAGGATAATGTGTTGTGTTTGTAGTGTTGTCAGCAGTAACGGTAACAGTATCCGCATTACCAGTTAAATCACCTGTTACGTTACCTGTAACATTACCTGTAACATTACCTGTAAATGCAGTAGAAGTTAGAACACCTGTTGAAGGGTTATAAGTAAAACCACTGTCAGTTTCGGCACCTTGAGAACCTGAAACACCATCTACAAATACAGGATAAACTGTTTCATTTGCAGTATTATTTGCAGTTGTAGTGAAAGTAACAGCATTACCACTAATATCACCTGTAAATGTAGAAGCTGTAACTGTACCATCAAAAGTAGCTGCACCTGTTACATCTAATGTACCGGGTATATCTACATTACTAGTCCATTCAACATCATTACCATTTGCAGCTGTTTGTATTAATTGTCTAGCAGAACCATCTTGTAAATTACTTACTGGTAGTTCTGTGAGTTTTGTGGTTATTCTATTTTCAATTGCTTTAGTAGTAGCAATTCTAGTATCATCTGTTGTATACCACGTCTCTGTACTATCTATTGTTTCATCACCTTCTGACCAAGCCTTACCTAATTTATCATGTGCTTCTTGTGTTACATATAAATTCTGTAAAGCATTTTCATTTAAATCATTCGCTCTTATAGCTGAACCGGGGTAGAAAGTAGCTCTTAAAGCTTCATCGTTTGTATCACGATAGATTCTAGTGACTACACCGCTTTTAGGTGCACCACCAGCTTCTTGATAAGTTGTAGCACCTCCTGAAGGAGCACTGAATCTTACTGTAGTGGCATTATGTAGTGACTAGTTAGTTGTAATAACGCCTCCGAGACTTACTTTAATGTCTGTTTCGGCTAAATATGGGAATGTAAAGGGGCGATCAACAATAGTGCCGTCGCCCGTATAAAGATTTTCAATTGTTGCCATAATACCTTGTGTTGTTTAATACTTAAGTAATTGTTCTAACTCCTTTCTACCCTCTAAACTATCTAATGCTTTAGGGATATTACCTCTTCTTAATGCGTTTTTAACTTGTAAATTACGTTCACCAATAGAAGAATATTGTTCGTGGAATCTCTCTAGAGCAGAGCAAGCAAACCTCATAGCATCCCTATGGATTCTATCTAATTCTTCATGCACTACCAACTCTTTAATTGGATAGTCTGCTTGTTTTTGTAACCCTCTAGTTTTCTTATACTCCTTCAATTTTTTGCCCCAAAAACCATCGGAAGCTGTCATCATACCTTCTATTTGTCCAGCTAAATTCATATTATTAGCTATCCAATTATTAATCCATTGACGATCTCTAGTAGTAATAGGCATCTTTGTAATTGGATTAGACCTCATACTAGGTAAACTATCCCAACCAGTACTTAATAACCATTGTCTCCAAGGTTCCATATCACCATTAGATTTAAAGAATGGCATAAACGCATTAGTTGCAGCTGTTAAAGGCTCATGGAATCTAATTGGTTTACCAGTATACATATCTAATTGATCAACTAAATTAGGAGGATTCAAGAACTTCCATTTGTTAGACATTAAAGATCCCCAATCATTTTCTACATCCTTTAATTGTGGAGCGATTGCATTATTTAATATACTTCTCATTCCCGATGGAGCAAAAGGTATTAATGAATCAGCTTGTCCAGCGACAAAACGTTTAAATGCACCTTCATCACCAGAGAACATAGACACAAGAGGTTCAAATCCACTGAGGAATGTCTTGTTAGCTACATTCATACTAATAGAAAACGCTAACTTCTGATACATTTGTTCAGTAGCAGCTTGATCAATACGATCAGAATAGTAAACTATATCTCCTACTGTACTTAATAGACTATCAAATGGTTCAAATCCTTTATAACTATGCCATTGACCTGTAATTGGATTCTTAATTGAATTGAATTTAGCACCCATATCTTGCATACGTTTACGTTCACCAGCACTATGAGGGCCATTACCAGTAAGGTTACCTTCTAATGCCCATAAACCAGCAGCTGTAACTACAGAACCACCCATCAACTGACGACCAATGTACTCAGATTTTAGAGTGTTAAATGCATCTATACTGTAATCTAACCCATGCTCAGCTAAAGCTTCTGTCATTGTCTCAACTGTATCAGCAGTTAAAACCTTACGTGCTTTAGTATAAGCTGGTAATAAACTACTACCGGGTGTGAATGACCAAGCAACTTGTAATGAATTGATACCAGTTCTTGGGAACATGAATAAAGCTCTAGCAGCTGGTACTTTTTCAATAACTTGGTTAACTCTATTAACTAAATCATTATCTAAGTTCAGTGCTATTTCTTGTGCAGAATGTTTAGCTGCTTTATCTCTTAATAATCCAGTGTGATCAAATGCATCATCATATAATCTACGTTGTAGTTTATTGAAAGCATCTTTACTGAATGCACCGTTTGTTTCTTCCATTAACTGTGCATAAGCTTTAGCTCTAGCACTACCACTAGCCATCATAGAGTTAGTGAAACCATCAATAGAATACATAGCATTAATACCCCACTTAGTAAATGGATTATTATTATACCAATGCATACCTTTAGCAAAGTTCCATAAAGCAACCTTACCGTTCTCGCCTTCATTCCTCCAAACATCAGACATAGCTTCTAATGCTTCAAAGTTACCCATCTTAGCTTGACGTAGATCTGCACGACCACGCATCATAGCTTCTTCTGGTTTTAATTTAGCTAGTTTCCATTCTTCTCCCATTACTTTAAAAGCACGTTTAATATTCTCAGAGAAACCTCCATATGTCCATAATGCTTTTTGGAAGGATTTTGCATCACCTGTAAGTTTTGAACCTACTAATACTGTAGCTGGTTTAAGTGCAGTCAACATAGAGTTACCAGTAATTGCACGTAAAGGTGCAAGACCACTTAACATATGATTATAACGTACACCGTTTAGACCTTGTACTACTAAACTAGGTACTTCAGGTTCAGCATCATAGAATGCTTTTTTAATTAAACCTATATTATTTTCTGTCCATCTATTTAATTTATGGATTTGATCTACTTCACCATTAGTAGCTTCTATAGCCAAGACAATTGGTTTTAAATATTCAGGATTAGTTTTAGCTATCTTATCTAAAGTATCATATGTTCTATGACCTTTCCATTGAGCAGCTTCTAATCCTTCAGCAAATTCATCAGCTTGATTTAAAAGCCATTGATTAGTAGCAGATTGATTACTAGCTTTAGCTATTTGTTTAAACTCCTGAGCTTTGCTAACAACATATTTATTAGCATTAACTTCTTTATTTAAAATCCTAAGTTTTTCAATTATGATTTCTTGTTGCCTACCTGTATCTGCTACATCACCTATAAGACTAACAGCTGCTGCTGTATCTGCTGCATCTCCAGCTACTTGGTTTGTTACCATAGCTGATGCTCGCATAGTTTTAGGATTATAGAGATCAGAGAAAGCTTGAGAAAAGGCTTCTGCTAATACAGGTCCGTGTCTATGATCTACTGAAGCAGCATTATAGATATTACCTTTCATCTCATCAACAATAGTCTCAACCTGTTTTAAACTAACCTCAGGTCTAAATACCTCATCATATAGTTTAGTAACTGCTTTATTAATTTCAGCAGGTGGTATTACTTTTTCATTGATTCTAGCCCCTACAGGAGCAGTGAGATCTTGTTCAAATAATTCACGTAATTGAGTAGCTCTTTCCTTAGCAGGTGCAGTAGCTAACTTTTTAAGGAATACTGAATCGACAACAGGTCTAGCTCTACCATTTGTAGTGCCTACATTATTTTGAATTCTATAGTTATCAATTTTAGCTTTAACTGGATTAGGTTCTAAATCTGTTACAGCTCTAGCATTAGGTCCAATTGGAGGATCATTAACAAAGGAATCATATTTAGTATTCTGTGGGTCTTTTAATATTCTTGTAGCAGTTTCCCTTTTAACTTCTTTTGATCTTGCAGCTCTACGTGATAGTACTGATTCAGATATAGGGTCTTGACCTTCAAAACCTGTAGCATGTTTAGCTAAAGTTTTTTCAGCTGCTTCATTAGCAGGTATAACTTTCAAAGCTTTTCCTAATGCAAACGAAGCTAGTAATAGATCTACACCAGCACTTAAGCCAGCTGCTTCCATTACATTCTTTTTCCTTATAATATCTGGACTATCTGTATCTCTAGTAGCCCAAGGTAGATCCCAACCTAACCAATCATTTAAAGCAGCAGCTATATTATCTTGGTCTTTTGAATGAGAAGAGATAGCAGTCACACTAGCATCTACACCTGCATGAGCAGCTATAGTACCTAAAATACGTGTAGCTTGTGGTATACTTCTAGCAGCCGTAGCAGCTTTTAAACCACCAGTAACTACACCACCTGTTGCTAATGTAGGTACAATAATAGAAGACGCATCTCTAATAATTTTATGTGCTGGATGATCAGATCGTGGTGAATTCTCATCCCACCATTGATCAGCAGGTTTTAACCATGGAACTAAACCAGCAACATCACTAATAAAATCAGCTGTACCTAATGGTACTGCAGCTGCAGCATGGCCTATATTATATACAGCACCTTTATCTTCTGTAGGTTCAGCTTCTTCAACAGGAGCTTCAGATTCAGTAGAAGCTGCGGCTTTAGCATCTTCTTCAGATTTCCATTTTAAATACTTTTTATTATGCTCATGTTCAAGACGTTCTTGATCTGTTTGAGGGATATAATCTTGATTTATATCACTTGAAAAATCAGACATTATTTACCACCTCCCATATCTCTAAACATCTCTAAAGCTGACTCACTAAATTTATATGGATTCTCTGAACCTGTATAGCTATCAACTAATTCCTGTTTATAGGATTTAACATTAGGAGGTTGTGGTATTAAATCTAAAAAAGTTAAGATACCTAGTGTTCCTTCTTTTGTTGCATGTGCAGTGTACATAGACTTATGATATTCTGGTGGTATTGTACTTAAATTCGCTTCTTCAATTGTTTCAGTATTTTCTAATGTTTCAATACCTAGTGCTTTTGCTTGTTCTTCTAATACCCTTTGTGGAGTTAGTAATGGTGCTCCAGTTTCAGGATCTCTTGGTACTTTAGTTGTGACAAAATGAACAACAGCAGGTGGTAAGTTATGTTTATGATGTTTTAATCCGTTGAAATAATCTTCTACTACTTTCCTTGGAAATATAGGTGTAGTAGATATAAGATCTGGATTAGCAGCTATATCAGATGCTTTGATATTACTATAAGGATATGGTTCTCTAGTGTTATCTATACCGGGAGCAAATAATTTAAACTCAGGAGATTGTACTGTTATTTCTCTACCATCTTTTCTAATTAATTTACGTTCAACTATATCATATACACCATCAGCTATATCTTTATCTACTTGCTGTTTAGCCCATGCTATTGCATCTAATCTACCCATATCTTTCAATAAACCTTGTTTAAAATAGTTACCTATTTCTCTTTTGATTTTGAATTTAGTTAGACTAGATGAACTAACACTTTTACCTTCTGCACCATAGTCTTTTAGTATATCTTCAACAATAGTACTGGCTTGATTTGTAATAACAGTTTGTTCATCTTTAGTAAAAGTAAAAGGACTTGCTGCATCAGCACGCTTTAACCAGTCATTAGTTGCCTTTGGACTTAATTTCATCCTTAAAACATCTCCTCTAGTTAAAGTTTTTTTATTCAGTAAATCCCATAATATAGGCTCACCCATCTTATCATTCATTTCAGAGCCTTGTGCTAAACCTTGTAGCTCTAAATACATCTTTTGTAAGTGAGTATTAGGACCAGCCTTTTTATACTCATTCATTAAGAACATACCAACATTAGGTATATTCTCCCAATTACTGATGATATCACTTCTTACAGTTTCAGCTTCAGCTTTTTCTTCTGAAACTCTACGCACTCTATCAACGTCTCTTATAGATGCTCTTTCATTTTCATAAGTTCTAAATGCTTTTTCATATTCAAACATTTTCCTATGATTTCTTTCATGCCAAAGAACTGGTTTACCACCATCTCTAGGCTCCATCATATATACCTTAGCTTCGTTTAAATGTACTTCATTTAATGCACCACTCTGGAATAACTCTACAGTTGCTTTATGTCTTTTAGCTTCAGCTGTAGCAAAACCACTTTTCCCAGCTTGTAAAGCAGTCATATCAAATACAGCTTTCCAACCACCTGTTTTAAATTTAGTAGCTAAGATATCTTTGAATTGATCATCAGCAGCTTTCCTAGCATCTTTGATCATCTTTTGGTGTAGGTATGTACGACTACGACCATGAACTAAAGCTATCTTTTCACTGGCATGTTCTGATATTTGATTATTACTAACATGTTTTAATCCCGGTTGATTCCAATACTGTCCAGCTACAATACCTTGTAACTGTTGTAATGCTACAGTGTCTCCCATCTCATCAGCTTGAGCCAATGACATTGGAGGTAAACCGTTAGGTCTTTCGATAGGATCAAGATACTTACTATAATAATAACCTTCGTAATTATCTGCAGCTCTGACAACTTCACCTTCTCTTAGACCACGCATAGACCAACCACTTAGTTTTTTGATCTGGTTTATACGTTCAAAACTAGCACCTTTACTTAGTAGTTCGTTTATTAATTCGTTGTTTTTCCCTTCGTAATCTTCTAATCGTCCATCAAGAGTTCTTAGATGTTTAACATCAGATTCAGATATATCATATTGTATGGCTAAGTTTTTACCATACTCTTGTCTATCTTGTACATAACCTTGTGCTATATTAGTCAAGCCTTTAGCAAGAGTTTGAGAGAAAGCAGCCATCTCTTGTGCTCTTTTTTGCTGTGCAGATGCAGCCTTAGCCGCACCATCTATCTTGACTTTATGGTTATAGTTTAAGGCTTCTTTGAAATCATCAGCGTAATGCTGTCTTAATTTTCTATTAGCAAGCCTTTCTTGTTCCTCTGCTTTAAAATTAGATTCTAATTGTGATAAATATGTTTCACGTTTAGACTGATCTTGTTGAGAAACCTTACTCCATTGTTGTAAATACCTTTTACTTTCTTGTAAAATCTTTTCAGAAGTATCAGGTAATTTTATTATGTTTGATTGAACGCTGCTTTTCTGGGCGTACCCACGAAATTGGCTCATAATTAATTGTTAGTTAGAACGTGTTTCCTATAAAATTACTCCCACTGTCTACCATCATACCTGCACCCGCATTAGCGGTGGCAGGATTAGTAGTCATAAGTGCTCCAAGACCAAAGTTAACCATATCACCTAACGCATTATAACCATCAACTGTATCTACTCCCATCTGTGGTTTAGGTGCTTCACCCGGTTTAGGTACAGTTGTTCTTTCCATTAATGGTGTTATAATTGGAAGACTTTCAACAGGTGTTGCTTCAGGTTTGAGTTGTAGACTACCCCATGCACTAAGATCAGCTTGGAATTTATCCATAAGTATTCTTTGCTGATCAGCTCCATATTGTAGTTCTGCACTATCTCTAGAAGCTGCTACCTGTTCTCTACCAAACTCAGTTCTACGTCCAAGCTGGCTGAACTTCATACCTATACCTGTTTGAGCATGTTGTGCTTGATCAACAGTATGACTTAAGTTTTTAGCAATTTCAGCATAACGTAAATTAGTTTTGTTAGCAGTATTTTCTAAACCTTCTGAAAGCTTTCTAAAGTTTAATGCTTCGGATGCATCAGCTCTACTGATAGAATCTACAATAGCAGCTTGTGTGGCCCCATGGGACGCTAATAAAGCTTGTATTGCCTTTCCAGCTGAACGACCTGCTTGTCCTAAATTACGTTGAGCTCCTTCTTTTTGAAGATATTCTTTTCTTAAGTCTTGCATTTTAAAAGCAGCCTTAGCTCTGGTTTCATCTAAACCTTGTCTAAGACCTAACTTATCTAATGCAGCTTCAGCTTGTGCAATATCTTTATTTAATTTAGCTCCACGAACTTGTAGTTGAGCAACTTCATCAGCTTGATTTATTCGTTGTGTTAAACCTTCAGTTTCATAAGCAGCTGTCTCACCACCTTCATGGTACTTTAAAAGTAAATCTCTATCTTGAAATCCTAAAGATGTTAAAGTATCTTGATAAGCACGTGCTGAATCATTTAAAGCTATTTCAGCTCCAATACTATTAAAACCTGCTTGTTGTCCGTATATTTGTAAACTTTTTTCATATGCCCGTCTCTCTTGTTTAAGACCATGTTGACGTATTGCTTCACGATCCATCCAACCTTTCATGTCGGATTGCATCTTTAAATTAATCTGAGCCTTTTCTTTTAAAATACCAACATATTGCTGTTCTAATTGATGGTAGTAATTAGTCCACTTTTGGGAATCATTAAAACCATAAATATCATTTGCCCAATCATATTCAGCATTATTTAAATTTTGTTGTATTTGATTAGCATCAGCCATGCCTAAGTCCTCCTATAAAATCGTGGTGAGTAGTTTCCTTCCCACATCATTGAAGTCAAAGAGACTGGGAATGGTGAGTCACTAAAGACTCTTAATAAAAAGTTATCTGTACGTTGATGTATAGGTACTGTGTATATGTTTTGATCTGTCATAGGAACGTCATCTGCTAAGTACTCATTTGCTTCTTGTACAGGTTGTATGTCATACCAGTTATCTATATAAATTTCAATTGCATCAGCAGCTGTTGTAACATTAGCAGCTGTACTAGCAGCAGCTGGAGCTGAGTTAAACGTAACTGTAATTCTATCTGGTAATGTAGCATGATCAGCTATTGTAAAACCTGTTGTTTGAATCTCACCGTTCTTTTTAACTTTTATATTAGCTCTATCTTGTACAGTAAAATCAGGTGAAAATACTGTATTACTACCATCACCTGTAAATGTCTGTGTACTACCTTTGTAACCATCAGATTTCAATTTAAATCCAATAGTACTAGATCGACCAACAGAGAACTTCATACGTGCAATTGTTAAAGCAGCTGTATAATCAGCTATACCTTTATCTATTTGATAGTAAGTTTTAGGTAGGGTTACATCATAATTATATCTAAATCCTACAATAACTTTAGTTGCAATAGAACTGAAATCTTTATTTTTTATAGCAAAATAAGGACCAACACCATCTGAACCTCTATCACCTGATTGTGTAAAACCTGAATCAGTATCACCAACACCACCAGCAATTACAATGATAGGTTCTAATGAACTTATATCAGCATAAGGAAGGTAACATCTAGAGCCATTAAATACTTTAGCCGTAGCTGCTGCATTAGCCCCTCCACCTCCACTAAATGTGACTGTAGCACCATGTAAATAATCCTTACCGGGATTGGTAATAGTAACACTAGCCACAGCACCAGAATTAAGAACTGCTGTACCTGTAGCATTTGTACCACCGTTCAAAGCTGTTATAGTTACAGTTGGAGGACTACTATATCCAGATCCACCTGCACCAACTGTTATAGATTCAATAGGAAGATGTGATACTGAAGAAGCTTTTGAATACATATCCATATAAGGATTCAACTGTATCCCACTCTGAGTGACAAGAATTTCATCCTCAGGTGTAGCACTTAAGTTACCACTTACTAATTGATATCCATTGGATACTTTAAGTATAGCATATATAACATCTGAATCGACAACAAACTCTAACACTTTACCAGCTAGTTGCCAGTTAAACCAAGCTTGTAATACTTCTTGCTCACCATCTGTATGGGTACGATAGAAATATACTTTCTCAGAATCAGCACCAAACATTGCAATGAACGAGTTTTGAGGACTAGCTACTAGGTTGTCTATACTCTCTGGTATATACTCAGCTACAACTTTACCTACATCTCTTACTAACGGTACTTGACCTTCACCTCTAGGGGTCATGCCAAATACTTTAGAATAAGCAGGTGTTTTACTAATAAAGTTTACTGTAGTACCCACATCAACAGGGTCTATTTTAGTGTCCATCTCATAGTTAGAGAGTCCACGTATCAGAGCTGTAGTTGGTGATAGGTTACCATCAGCAGAATACAGAATAAACTGTTGGTTCTCAGAAAATAGAATCAAACCAGATGCTACAGGTATAATACCATGTAGTACAGCAGGTCTAATACTAGAACAACTAAGGTCAACAGGGTCAGCTGCACTGACAGTTTGAGCTGTAATGTGGTAGAAATTATAAAACTCACCAGACTGACTCATAGATACATTATCTTCAGTCAAGAAACCTAATCTATTATTATAGAAAAATGATTGTTGAATCTTAGCATCTTTAAATGAAGGATGCGAGTTAGTAGAATTATCACCAACTAATCTTGCAGTCCATGTAATAGGTCTGAAAGTAAACGCATTTGAACCAGTATTAACTAATTCATGTGGCATGGTAGCTTCAGTTAAACCGGGAGACATACCATAACCTAACGCTTCTTCCCAATAACCGGGACCAGAAACACCATTAGTTGCTACAAATGTAGAATAATAAGTATCGTTTGCATTAGCTGTATTAATAATCTTTACCTTTCTACCGTTTATAGATTCTGTAGGTAGATCAGCTACACTATTAACTGAGTCTTGGAAACTAACTAGTTCTGTACCAGAGGTACCACCTTTAGCACTAAGAGTAAAAGCAGTGTTATGGGTTATTTCTAAGGTTGTAGAAGTAATAGTTACTGACATATTACTATTAAAACCATCAGCATTAGCTGCTATTTTATTTTCAATTAACTGTTTTAAACCAGCTGTCTGTGGACTATCTACTGCGTCTGTAGTGTTACCTAAAATATGCCAAGCATTTAGTTTAGGATCAGTAGTAGTTGTACTACCAAATGAATCAGATGCATAGGTAGGTCTTGAAAATGTTATCTCAGAATTACTACCTACTTTAATTTTAATTTCATATGGTGCACTATACTCAATACCTTTTAGTCTAACAGTTGCATTCTTATTTGCAGTATAAGAAGGATCTGATTGTGTAGTAACAGTCTTCTGTTTGTTAGTTATAATAGAAGTATCTTGTACAGTTAGTATATGATAGTCATCTTTTGCAACAGCACTTAAGTAAGCTTTGTGAGTATTAGTAGCTGTTACAGCACACTTAACATAATCACCATTACCATCAGCTGTAGCATTCCAGATATGTATAGCTGCATCAGCTGCAGTAGCATTACCTAAAATACATCCTATATATTTTTCATCATTAGCACGATGGATGTAAAACCATTTAGCATTATCTAAAGATGTACCTGTAAATTCAGAACCACCTGTAGGTACACCATCTTTAAGTTTCGTAAGGAATTTAGTTCCGGGTCTTTTTTGTAAACCAAAGGTAGGGTCAGGGTAAGCATTTAAAGCTTCACGAACTTGACCGGGAAACTTCTTATCATCTGGTTGCTTAGATACCCCACCTGTATAACTTTGGACACGTTGTGTAACACTTGCCATTAGCGTTGTAAAGCGTTGTAAGGTTTGTAACTTGTCTTATACCTCTGTCCTTGTGGGTGTCCAAAGAATGAGAAATCACCTTGGTTGCACTCATATTCTAAAGCGTTGGCTCTAGCTAGTGCTTCTCTAGTCTGCAAGGTTTGAACTAATTGTGGATCTCCTACAATACGTTGAGCTGTGATTGTAGCAGCTTTAGATACAATATAGTTTTGTACTGGTTGAGGTAAATCTACCCAATCAAAAAACCATACTACATCTGTTTCATACTTAGTGTTTGCAGTAGTACCTAAAGCATAAGTATGATTATATCTATCATATAATTTACCTGATCTTCTGACAACATCTATGTCACCAGTATAAGAATCAGAGAAATCTATTTGTAATATATTATTTGGTATCGCATATTCTTTATCATCATCAGTAGTTATTTCATATTCAAATTCTTGATTGAAAGTCCAGCCTTCTGCTTGTACTTCTTTTGAGACCTGTAACAATGTATCGTATGCAATCGCAACGTCTGGGTTGGTTTGGTCTAACGTAGTTACAGGAGCCTGCCCTACTGATGCGAGTATTTGATTAACAGCAGGTAATTCTTCCGTAGCATTAGTGGTAGGTATAGGCATAATAATATTTGTAAATAAAAAAAAGGGAACCGAAGTCCCCCCTTGTGTCTATCTGGATACTGTTGGAGTATCACATTCTACGCCTGTATAAGCAAAGCGTAAGTTTTTTGTTTCAGACTTTACATCTGATCTTGAGAGACTACCACCTTCAGTCTGTGCTACAGAAGCACGAAGAGCTGTGGTAGTAGAAGACGCACCAGAAACACCATTGTTTCCAGCGGCTGTTGCAGCATTAGCCATAATTTATTATAGAGATGTAGCGTTAGTCTCGCTTCTCGCAGATAAAACATCCGACTGGACCTGCCTTCCTGCTTCTAAAGGACTAAACACATTTAATGTTTCTGAACCTACTCCACCGCTAATACCATTAGCAGCAGAGATAGTTCTTTTTGTTGAAACTCCGGGTTTAACTGACATAGTTTACCTCAAGCAGTTTGGATTTCAATAGCAGCAGCAGGGTTAAGTGTGCCAACGCCCATTGCTAAGCGTCCAACGATTAAATCGCCTTGGTACATTGTCTTAATATCCGCACCACTAGTTTGTACTTGTGGGCCAATAGCTTCGACAACACCAGCTGCGTCCTTCTGGTAGATAAGACCAGCATGTTGTGAGAAGTCGCCATTGTATGCGTTGTTCTCACCAGCTTGTGAATTAACTGTACCAGCTTTAAAAGGTAGGTTGTTAGAACGTTTGATGTCGATACCTGCAATAGATACAAGACCATCACCAGAGTTCAAGTTACCTTGTGAGCTACCATAGTCACGGTTCAAGATGTTTGAATCAACTTGAGAGATCAGTGCGTAGTACTGTCTTGGAGATAGTACAGCTGTTCTACCAGACTTAGGTAGATTTTTTTCATCAAGGATAGAAGCTG